ACATCTGCTGCGACAAGCAGTGCGCCTTTTGCGAACACGCCCGGCGATCCGAGTAGCTTTACAACAGGCGCTCAATACTATGAGAGCCAAGGTTATGTGCCCGGCTCTACAAATTACGAGGGCGTACCAACCTCATTTCTTGACCCAACAACAGGCAAAACCGTCGCCTCTTACGGAACAATCGCTCCCGTTGGCGGCGCAAGTACAGCCGTTCAATCGGGCAATTGGACTTGGAATGATGCTTCAAAAATACCGACAGGTTTTACAACCAATTTAGCTAAAGCTAAGACCGATACACATAGCTTTCAAGACTTTTTAAAAGCAGGCGCTTTAGCTGCTGCTGCCGTTGCTGCGCCTGAATTGCTTGGTGCGTTAGCGCCTGAAGCGCTTGGTGCTGGCGCATTAGAAAGCGCAACAGCGGGTGAATTAGGCTTTGCAGGTGGCTCAGGCGCTATAGGCGCAGGCGATGCGGGCGCAGCATTGACTGCGGGCGGTGATGCGCTTACCGCAGGCACACTCTCTGATACCGCCGCTAGTAGCTTAATGAACGCAGATTTATTGCCCGCAGAGATGCAAATACCCGCAAGTGGTGTGAATCTTAGTGCTGCCGCTACGGCTGCTGCAAAGAGCGCTGCAATCAACGCCGCTGTTACCGCTGCACAAGGCGGTAGCCCAACAGATATCTTAAAAGCGGGCGCTCTAGGCGCTGTAGCAGGCGGTGCAGGCGCTGCGGGCGCTGACTTGTTAGGTGGTGGCACACTCGCTCAGATTGGCGCGCAAACGGCTGTCGCCACGGCAACGGCAGCAGCGACGGGTAAAGACCCCGTGCAGGCGGCGTTAAGCGGCGCTTTAACCGCTACGGTTTCGAACATTATTCCTTCAAGCACTTCTGACATCTTGAATGGGGCGGGAATTACTGACCCAAGCGTTCAAAAAGCTGTTAACTCAGCAATTTCAAGCTCTATCATCACTGCCATCAAAGGCGGCGACGTAAGCACCGCTGCGCTCATGGGCGCAGTCAACTCAGGCTTGGGCAGCGTTGCGGGCATGATTGGCAATAGTCAAGTCGTGCAGGACATCAAAGCTAGTATAAATGACACGATTTCATCGACTGTTGATTCAATCAAATATGAGACAGGCATTACAAACGCTCAGGCGTTGCCTGTCGAGGGGTCAAATAAAGCAATAGCAGGAACGCCATTAGATACAGCGACTCAGCCTGACGTTGTTAACAGTGTATTTCAGCAAGATGCGCAAGATGCGATGAATCGCAATGTGCCGCCGCCGTTGGTGCAAAATGCGATTGATCAGAACACGCCAAAGACTGTTGATAATGTCGTGACACCGCCGCTGATTCAGCAGGCTGTGAATCAAAGTGATTCGGAGCGCATGGCGCAGGCGTTGCTTGGCTTTCAACAAAATCCGACTGTTGGTGCGCCTTTAGCACCTACTGCAAGTGCCGCGACAAGCGATGTAAACCCTGTTCCTGTGCCAAGCAATGACGGTTTGACAGTAAATATTTCTGGCACTGGTGATGAAGCGCTTGCTAAATATAATCAAGTCCTTGTTGCTCATGGTTACGCGCCCGTTACCATAGATGACCCCGAATATCGTCAATGGGCTGCTCAATATTTAGAAAATCAAGCAAACATTAGCGATAGTGGTACAAGCAATCAGTCGACAATCAATGATCTATATGCGATAGCGGGTCCTAAACTTGCGCAAGAAGCGTACGATCCTGCTGTGGCGGCGTTGCAGAAAGAAGGCATACCTGTCACATTCCAGAGCATAGAAAAATATGCTCAGGATCCCGCAGCATTGGCCGAAGCCGCTTACAAAGGTTTCTACGGTCGCGCTCCAACAGTACAAGAAGCCGACACGATTGCGTATCAGATCAATGAGATGGGCGTTAGCCCAAATGACATTATTAAGGATTTGTACGATCAATCAAAGCAAGTTGCTTGGTTAGAGCAGCCGCCCTTAACAGCAGCGCCTACTACCGCGCCAACACCTACGCCACAACCCCCTCTGACGCCCGCTGCGCCTGTTACAACACCCACAGCGTCTGCGTCTTCGTCATCATCGGGTGACACTAAGCCCGCAGGCGGTCTAGGCACGCAAGGTGGTGCAGCAGCAGGTAACGAAGGCGCACCAGGTGCCGTGTCGCCCGCAGGTGCTGCATCCTTTGCCGAGGCTCAGAACATTGTCTCTCAAGCGGCAAGCGCTGAGGAGCTATCCGCTGACGATATCATCATTGCTACTCAGCGCTTGGTGTTTAACTCGACAACACTTGGCGCATCTCCCGCGCAAGCAGTCGCAAGCGGTTTAGTCACCCCCGACGGCTCACTCACAGCCAAGGGTGTCAAACAGATCTCTGACGCCACGGGGCTCTCGCCCTCAGACGTCATTGCGCTCACCAATGCGTCAACGACTGCAAGAACGGGCACAGGCTCGGGCATCACCTCAACAGGTGCTGGCGCTACAACAGGCGCTGCAACGGGCGCGGCACTCGCAGGCACAGGCATCGGCGGCTCAACGGGCACAAACATCGGCGGCTTGGGCACAGGCACTGGCACGGGAGTGGGTCCGGGCGCGGGCACGGGAACAGGCGAGGGCTCAGGCGATGGCTTAGGCATAGGCCTAGGCGGTGGCTCAGGCACTGGCACGAGCGGCGCGGGTACGGGTGGCGTTAAAGCGACTACCGCGGCTCCAGTCGTGCAGCCGTCTTACTCGTACTCAGGCGCCGGCACTCAAGGCGAAACGGTCGGCGCACTGCCCGGCAACCTACAAGCTACATTTCTGCAAGGTGTAAACGTGAACGAATACAACCCATTTGAAAATTACGATAAATATCAGCAGTTAGCGCCTGTGCATGCAGCGCAGGGCGGCTCACCGTTACAGCTTGCGCAGATGCAGCAGGGCATCGCAGGCGTTGACCCAAGCCTCTACAACGTGTTGCAAAAACGCCAAGCACCTAGCTACTTCACTTACGGTCAAGACACGTCAGGCGGCAATCCTACGACATTTGCGGGCAGTCAGTTGCTAGGTAAACCCACGCCCGGTATCCCTGTCATCCCCACAGGTCAAAAGTCAGGCTCAGACTGGCTCTACCAAGGCTCGGGCACGAACCCACTCGCTATGGCTGGCACAGGTATCGCAAGTCTAGGCGCGGGCACAATGGCTCAGGGCGGTCAAGCGCACGACGGTGGCGAGGGTGAGCACATTCCTGAGTTCATCACGGGCGCAACTGGTCACTACGTCAAGGGTCGCGGCGATGGGCAGTCTGATGATATTCCCGCAATGCTCGCCGACGGCGAGTTCGTGTTTGATAGTTCCTCAGTTTCGACATTAGGAAATGGCTCTAGTGATGCAGGGGCTAAATTGTTGGATGCTTTTAGGGAATCATTGCGGGAGCACACAAGATCAGCCCCAAAGGATAAAATACCCCCTAAGGCGTCACCGCTGATGTATATGCAAGAGGCCATGAAAAAAGTTGGTATGAAATGAACAAATTGCCGTACATGTCTTTGCCCGCACAGCGTATTGCTCACAATCGTGGCTTGCGCCATGAGGCGAAGTTGCGTGGTGAAGTTCATTACTTTACTGGCAAAGAATGCAAAAACGGACATATTGAAAAGCGCCTTGTGAGCAGTGGCAGTTGCATGGAGTGCGTGCGTTTAAAAGCCGCACAGTTAAGATTAAAAAGATCTCCCGAAAAAAAAGCACAAGATCGTGCATATTCACGCATCAATGCAGCCCAATGGCGTATAGCCAATCCTGACCATGAAAACACAAAAATTGTTAAACGACGGTGGGCGAGTGAGCATCCAGAGCAAAAAAATGCAGATACTGCTAAACGCCGCGCAGCAAAATTACAACGCACTCCGCTTTGGTTGACACCAAAACACCATAAGCAAATTGGTCAGTTTTATTGGGAAGCGGCTGAGGTCTCGAAATTGGTTGGTGAGTTTTATCACGTTGATCATATTGTCCCACTACAAGGCAAGACAGTATCGGGCTTACATGTGCCTTGGAATTTGCAAATTTTGCATGCGAAAGAAAATTTAAGTAAAGGAAATAATTATGGCTGATCCAGCACTCACAGCAGCACCCGCTAACTATGTGACGCCCCCATCGCTGGGTACGCCGTCCACGCCTACTGGTGGCTCGTTCACTCAGGGCGCGGCGCTGCCTAACATCACGACTACGCAACAGCAGGCAACCGCCGCTCCCGCGTGGTACATGGATTACCTGAACAACTTGGCAGGCACGAGCACGCAAGCGGGTGCCAATGCTCAATACATCGGTGCGCAGCCTCTGCAGCAACAAGCGTTTGATCAGACTGCTGCGAACGTGGGTAACTATCAGCCAGACTTAAACGCTGCTAACGCGCTCACGATGAATGCTGCGACGACTGCTGCGCCGAGCTTAGCGGGTCAGTACATGAACCCCTACATCGGCAGCGTCGTGGACGAGGCGGGGCGTCTTGGGATGCAAAACATCCAAAACACGCTTGCCCCGCAAGCCACAGCAGGCGCTGTCGGTAGTGGTCAATTCGGTTCAACTCGCGGCGCTAATGTGCTCGGTCAGAACATCACAAGTGCTCTGCAGAACTTAGGCGGTCAGCAACAAGGCTTGCTCGCAAGCGGCTATCAAAACGCAATCACGCAAGCGCAAGCTGATCTGCAACGTCAAATGGCCGGCGGCTCCCAGATGGGTGCTTTGGGCACCACGACGCAACAGCTCGGCATGGGCGACGTGAATGCATTGAGCACGATGGGCGGTCAGCAGCAGCAAATCGCTCAGAACGAGCAATTGTTCCCGTTGCAGGTCGCAGCCCAACAAGCAGCGTTGATGAAGGGGTTCACGATCCCAACGTCTGTGTCGTCTACCTATACGGGTCCGATTCCGGGCGCGTATCAGTCTTCGCCGTTGCAACAGGTCGCATCGCTTGGTGCAGGCATTACCGGGCTGTTTACTACGCCTACTGGTGGCGGCAATACAGTTGCGCAGAACTTAGGCAGTTGGCTTAGCGGTTTGGGCGGCTCAAACAACGTCGGTGGTAGTGCAAGCAATCCTTTGCAGGGTGACATTGCATCCATAATCAACGGCGCTTAATTTAAGGAGTAAATCATGGTCACAGAAGTTAAAGGCGCGCCGTTATCAGGTGGAGTGATGGCACCTCCGTTAGGTATCAGCACTGACCAAGAGGCGCTTGCTAAATATAACCAAGCAATTGATGCCCAATTAAAAGCGCTTGAAAATCGTGGTGGTACAAACTGGTTTCAAATTGCTGGCGCGTTAGCCAATCCGGGTCGCACGGGTAATGCTGGCGAAGCTTTCGGACGTGCAATGGATGTTGTCGGCAAGCAACGTGAAGAGGAAGAAGCACGCGCCTTACCGATTGCCCAGATGCGTGCTCAGTTAGCAGGGCAAAAGTACGAAGTGGCTAAAGAAGCTCAGGGGCTTGATATTGTTGGGAAAATATTTAACAAGTCACCCGGTGATGCAATAGCAGGGCTGCAATCGACAGCTGGCGGGATTGATCTTGGTTTAATGCCTAAGCTGGCACAAGCTCACGCTGCTCTCGTAAACAATCCAAAACTACGCACTTTTGTTACAGAACAAATGAAAATGCAAGAGCAGTTGATTAACACTGCAATGGAGTTAAGAAAAGAAGGGATGAGTATTTTTGAAATTAACGATCGAATCCCCGGAGCTGCTAATTACTTTAAATCATTGGGTGGTCCTAACGTAACAACATCAAGCGCTAACCCGGTTGTAAACCCCGAACCAAGTGCACCGGGGACAGTTCCTATGGGCACACCGCCTGTACGAGCTCCCGGCGAGGAGTCTGATTTTCACGGTACGACAACGCACCCGGCACCTGCTGCGGCACCTGCACCTGCGCCTGCACCTGCACCTGCTGTGGCACCTGCACCTGCACCGAACGAGGCAACCTCCTACACCGATCCGGTCACTAAAATCACAACGGATTTAAGTCGTTTGAGTGGTGCTGAAAGACGTAAGTTTTTAGCAGAAGCTGCGTTAAAAGAAAACGAACGTGCAAGTGTTAATTTGGCGGCTCGTGGTAAAGAAGCCGAACCAACACGAGCAGCCATTTTGTCTTTTAGGCCAAATACAACTGACACAATGGCCGCTGATGCACAAGACCTTCTTAAAATTGCCGCGCGTAGTCCAAAAGTGTTTGATATCCTGCGTAACAATAATGATATCCGCGATATCGTGAACACGGCCATCAATGAGGGTATACCCCTTGGCAGTTTTGGCTCGCTTCGTTTACCGGTCAAAGAATATATTTTGGCTAAGATGGAAGACACCGAACGCACTGATTACCAACGTGCACGTATGATCTTGGCGCAACAATTCTTTGCCGCTGCGATGGCTAATAAAGCTGCGATTCCGGGCACCATCAGCAACAATGAGGATAAGTTATTGCAAGCACCGTTGGCAAGCATGGACGATACCGTAAAGGCTGTTGAAGACTATGTAAAACGCGCGCTTGTTCAAAACCGCCACCGGGCTGAAATATATAAAGCTTTTACTGAGTTTGAACAAAAGAATAAAGGTTCGGGCTTAGAAACATTCTTTGATCCAGACAACCCTCAATCGCGATATCATCAAGTCAATAGCCACTTTAGTAACTTGTATCGAACTGTGATAGGTGAGCAATAATGGGATTACCAACTCTTGATGAAGTATTGGCACCTGTTAAAAAAGTAGAACCTGATACTAAGGGTTTACCCTCACTTGATGATATTCTTGGCACAATGCCCAAGGTTACGCCTGAGATTAAGCGTGAGGAAGCGACCGGTGATTACTTAGCCCCGACAGCGGCAGGTGCTTCCGTTGGCGTGGCCAAAGAACTACTCAGAACAGTCCGTAATAGGCCGCCCGCGCCGTTTGGACCGCCCGGCCTTAGCTCAGCGCGCGAGGCCGCGTTGCAAGCCGAGACCGGCGTGACATCAGCTTTAAACAATTATCGCGCGCAACAACTTCCGTACTTCACTGCTACGGACATCGCGCACGCTAACCTTGGTGCCACAACCGCGGCGGCTGAAGAGGCCGCACAACGGTTAGCTGCAGCGCAGGCTGCCGCGCGGCCCTATGGCACGCCTGTTGAGCGCACGCCGGTGGTTAACTGGGCAACCGGTAAAAATACAAGCCAAGGCATGACGCCCTTGCTGACTTCTTTAGAAGCAAGTATGCAGCCAAGCATGGAAGCGGCTTATGCGCACAATCGAACTTTGCAGGCTACGCCCGGGTACCGCGCCGGCGAGCACTTTGTATTGCCCATACGGATAGCTAATGAAGAGGTGCCTGCAATACGGGCGCTACAGGCTGCACAGCAAGCACATGACGATGCTCAAGCCGCTCGCGCAACAGCGCATGCTCATTGGTTAAATTTAACAGGCAACGCGCCAGCAGAGTTTGCCAGAGCGCAGACGGCCTATCAGGGTGCAACAAACACTGCTGCACAGACGGCAGAAGAGCTTGCACGTCTTGAAGCTCAACGGCCCGGCCCGCTCGCGCAAGTTGGCCGAGGGATTGCCAAGACGCTCGGACCTCTGCTACCAATCGCAGGTGGTGCATTAGCCGGCCATGATCTTGTAAAAGCAGTTGCCGAAACGCAACACCAGATGAAGCAAAAAGAGCCTAATTACACGGAAGCTGCAATGAACGCATTAAGCGGTGCAGGTGGTGCACTCATGCTAAGCGGAAATCCGTACGCCGTAGGCGCAGGTGCTGCAATGAGCGCCATCCCTGTTGGGCGCTCATTGGTCAATCAATACTCTAAGGCCATTACCCCGATTTTGGAACGCGACCCGCGAGACGCTCGGTTTTTAATACCGTAGCCTGCTCCCACGCGGTAAGCCAGATGTTGTAGGGGTCTTCGAGTAAATCGTTGGCGTTGAGATGCTCTAGCAATTTGAGCCAGTCTTTGTATGCCTTTTCACATTCGTTCAAGGTATTTCTCCAGTTTGGTAAATTTATCATCACTTGGGGTGTACTTGCCCAAGAACCACGCGTACACCGCGGTGCGTGATACACCGAGATGCTCGGCAATATCCACGATGCTCACGTCACGCTCGATGGCCTTCATGGCCAAGCGTGTGAACGGCGTGAAGGCTGTGTCGTTGATCTGCTTAATCAGCGATAGCGAATATCCCGCCATTACGTGCTCCCTTGTTCCGCGATCATCTTTTGCGCCATCTCGTTGGCCAACTGCGGGATCAGATCCCAAGGCACCTTAGCGGCCGTTATGAGGGCCTGCATCGCCATGCCGGCGTACAGCTTCATTAGCTCGTCGTCATTCATCACTCACCTCAATTAACTTGTCTAGGTAATGCCGCGCTTTTTTGAGGTCCTCAACACCGCCCTTGTCCTTCCACCGGCTGACGTACTTCACGATGTTGCCCTCAAGGTAGCCGAGGTTGTTGCCGACGATGTAGTCCCACGGCTGGATGGCCTTGGTGGCGTAGTGCGAGCCGCCTACCTGCTGTTCGTTTGCTGTGCTCATATCGGGTTCCTTAACCATGCTGCTGCCTCATCAAGGCGGGGTATGAAGTCTTGCTTGTTAATGACAGGCTCTTTTGCATCATCGCCATCGCCCCACACCCACACTTGCGACAGCTTGCCGCGCTTGCTTAACTCGTAGTTGCCGATGTGAACCTTGTTACTCACGTATAAAGTTTTAAGTGCGCTTCGCACCACCTTTATGTCCTTGCCTGTTAGCTTGACCAATGCGCTAACCGTAGCCCGGCCGGTCTTCTGTAGGGCCTGACCCACGGTTATGTTTTTGGGTACTACAAATTGAGGTAAGTCGCTCATTTTTTGGTCCTGTTGCGAATTTGTGATGCAAGCTGCTCAAGCGCCACGTCGAGCACCATCGGGGTGTCGGTGCCTTCAAGGCCTTTGCGCATCACGTCAACGAGCTTTGCGCACTCGTCGCGCTCGATTGCGATGGCGGTCTTGGTCGTGTCAATTGCAATTTGCATGATCTCTGCACGAGCAATCGCTAGTGCGTTATCGAACTCTTCCTGCGTGAACAGCGTAGCGCCTGTGCCACGGGCAAAGAATTTCTTTTGAAAATCGGTTAGTTCTTTCATTTTTTAAATATCCATAAAATTAAAACGATTGTGCCGTAGAAGTAGAGCATCCATTCGCCTAGCTGGTGGGGAATGTTCATTCCTTTACCCCATCAATCCACGCATCCAGTTTGGTGTGCATCCATGCGCGGCGATTCTCTGCCGTGGTGATGACCTTATCATCGACAATTACTTTCTGCTTATTTGCCATCTCTGCCTCAAACTGCTCACCTTTCTCAAACGTGATTTTTTCAGGATGGCTGATCACGTCAACGACTACGCCATTTATGTTTATTGCGACTTCATGGTTCATGTGTTTAATTCCTTTAGTTTGGTTTGAATTTCTTTTGCATAAAAGTTAAATGGCTGGTCTTTGCAAAAGTTTGCGATTTCATAAACTTCATCATCCGTCAGCCCGACCCACGTCTTGCGTGGTGGTGCGTTCAAATCTACACGCATACCAACCTGATTCAACGTCACCATGCCAGACCCCTTGGGATATAACGTAAATGGGTCTATATTTGTATCTGCACCTGCGTCAGTTAATTTAGGCGCTTGCTCAGGTTGTGCGGCATCATGTATATGCCCATATTCGTACATTGGAGACAATTTCAAAGGCTTATCTTGCTCAGGCTCGGCTAACTCTGCTTCAAGGGCTGTGATGGCTCTTTGAATAGCAGTATCGTCACGAGAATCTTTCATTGGCTTTAAAGCATCCAACGCTTGCTGCATAATTGCACGGCTCATTTCGTCACCTCCATAGATTTACCAATCTCTGCCGCTGCTCTCACGATTGCCCTGCGTGTTGCGGCGTAAGGATCATGTTTAACAAACGATTCGCTGTACTCAGGGAATCGAGAAACCTTTTCTTCCAACCAACTGCCGTCCGCAGTTTTTCTGAGTTTTGAAACGGCAGGAAGTTGGCAGCGTTCGTTAAAATAAACATACGGGCAAACATCAAGTTGCAACTTCACCGCCAGTCGCAGAGCATCACCGTCATCAATGAGGGGGTTCCAACCAAGTTCTGCAACAGCGTCACGCAACGTTGGTTCGTTGGTTTTTTCGCCGCTGTACGCATCAAATGGAACCCAATCTCGACAACAGACGTGTTTATTGTCATGGGGGTCGGTCACATTTAAATAGCCGTGTTTGCTTTGCCAACAAGACCATCCCGCAGCTTTCGCCGCAAGTTCTAGCAGTTCACGGTCTGTCATTTCGTCACCTCGTCTAAATGGTCAGTAATCAATTGCGCTTTCACGATTTCAAGCACACCCAACACAGTCGCTAAGTACAGCGACTCATCGTATTGGTGTATCAGCGCAAGCATTTCATCTGTCAAACCTTGGGCTAACTTGCCTTGGTTAAGGTTCATTTCGTCACCTCGTCTAGTGCGTAGAGTGGTATGGTATATATACCCTCGCCATCGGTTTCGCTTGCTGAAATCACATCGCCGTACTCAGGCAACATCCACGCCACAGGCTGCAACGCTTTCAGTTCACGCGCAGCGGCGAGGGCTTTTTCTACAATGTGATACTGAAAGTTTGCTTTATTAGAATTGTCTGACGCAAACTCTAAAGCCGCGATAATTGTTTCAATCTTGTTCATGTGTTCTTCCCCATCAATCCTTTACCAAGGCGGTCTTTTTCCATTTCACGCCTGTCCTGTTTGATGCGCCGTTCGGTAGCCCAATGTTCTTTCATTGTGATGCCACTGCGATACATTTCGCCATAACCATTCAAGTTGTTTTTACGTTCTTTACGTTCGTTCATTTCTCATCCTCAAAAAAAATAACTGACTTTGCGAAAAATAACTTTGCGTCTGTGCGATTTCATAAACACGCCAAGCTCAGTAAAAAACCAAAATTGTTTACGGTAGTGGCGCATTTTCATTTCGTCACCTCGTCTAGTGCGTAGAGTGGTATGGTATATATACCCTCGCCATCGGTTTCGCTTGCTGAAATCACATCGCCGTACTCAGGCAACATCCACGCCACAGGCTGCAACGCTTTCAGTTCACGCGCTGCTGCTAGGGCTTTAATTGATGCCTCTAATTCTTCTTCAAGATACACAGCGCCACCGTCTTGACGGTTGTACAACTTGCAAGCGTTGATTACTTTATCAAGCGCATCAATAATTAAATCAATCTTGTTCATTTTTCACCCTTAAAAAAAATAACTGACTTTGCGAAATATAACTTTGCGGTTGTGCGATTTCATAAACACGCCGAGTTCAGGAAAGTACCAAAACTGCTTACGGTAATGGCGCATTTTCATTTCGTCATCTCTTCAATCGCATCCATCATTTCATTGCTGATGCCGCACATCCAACCTGTGTCTGACGGGTGAAAGCGCAGGATGTAATTGTCGCCAATCAAGACTTCTCTAAACGCTTTCAACTCACGCAAATAGTCTTGGCGCACTAACTCGGCAAAGCGTTCAAGTTCTGTATCCTCCCAAATTAAATTTGGGCTTGGCTTGGCTTGTTGTACCAATTCTTTTATTCGTTCGTTCATACCTCACCCCTCAATGATTTAGCAATCTGCATACACAGGTCAATGTGTTCAGCATAGTCATCGCTTAAAAATACTCTCAACAATTTGCCCTCTTTGTCTTTGAGCATCCCGATTGCAATACAGATGGCTTCAGCCCAAGATGTTGTAGTGTTTTCTGCCATGAGGTGCTTGATACCGCTTTCAGCCAACTCTTTTAATTGTTCGTTCATTTCTCACCCCCAAGTTTTTTGTTTAGCACCGCCCATTGCTCTTGATTGATTGACCACCAAGGCATACGACCGCCTTCTTTGAAGGCTGCATCCCAAATACGTTTGGCATCTTTCTTGCGAACATCATCACGCAACTTAATAAACCACGGCAGCTCATCATCTTCAATTTTCCACCACGCCTCAAAAGCATCGTCACGTTCTTTGCTCATTTAGCACCCCTCAAAATTTCAATCGCAGCTTTAACATCTAACTCGGTACCGGACTGCAACGCGGCCAGAGCAGCACGACCGCGTGAGCGCATGCGCACGATGTCAGCGGCGTAGTCGTGGATGTTCTCATGCAGCACCTTGATTGACTTCTCTTGATCGCGAATCAGCGCGGCGGCCTCAGCCTGCTCTTGATGGGTCATGAAGAACCCGTGGTCCAAGTTTCTCAGTATTTTTTCAGGTGTCATTGCAGCCTCATGAACTCAATGATGTTGTTCTTGATGGTGCTCATGACCGAACCGTTGCCCCACAGCTTGCACCCACGCGACACGGCCGCAGATCGCAACGACTCGGCGTCAAACTCGCCGGGTTCAAGCAAAAACACGTCACCAACCTTCATCCCGTCAAAGCCTTTACCGGTTAAAAAGGCGCTGTACGTGCCGTAGGGCACCGTCATCTGACGCCTCTTACGCTCGCGCGGTACGACCACCTCGATCGAGCCCTCGTTAATCATCGGGGCGTCTGGTATCTGGATGACGTACTCGGCCTTGAGGGCCTTTAACAACACGATGGCCTTGGCCAGTACAACCTTAGAAATTTCGTCCATGATTTAATCCTTTTTAATGTGCAGGGCGGTTTCTGATAACAACGAGAGACTCTTGTAGTAGTCCCACTTGGCGATGGTTTCTGCATCCTTTGAGGGGGCGATCCAACCGTATTTTTTCCAAGTGCGCTGCACGTTGGTGGCCGAGGCTGGGGCGTAGGGCTGGTGTTCTTCTTTGAGTTCCATGATCACATCCCGTAAGAAATAACAAAATACAGAATGGCAATGGCATAACAAAAAATTAGAAATTTAATTACTGCGGCAAGATATCGTGTAAGCATGTGTTTCTCCGTGTGAATTGACAATGTAAACCTTTTTTTTAACTGAGTCAATAAAGTTTATGCAGACCTACGTCTATCAGAATCTTTACCGCCTCGCTCATGTACCACTGATAGTCAATATCAGTAGGTAACACCTCTGGCAGCTCCATAATTGGCACTGCGTTGTCTGACTTGGGCACCTTGTTGCCGTTCTTCTTGTAGCGGATGAAGTCGCCCTCGGTGCCCCTGTACCAGCGCACCACCTTGCCCAAGTACTCGCCCCTGTAGATGGCGCCCGCACGCACCGCACGCACCGTAGCAAAGAGCGTGATGTCCTCGCAGCCGTAGATGGTCTGCCTGATCGGTGTGCCCTCTGCCAAGTACTTGACAGCCGCGATCGAGCATATCTCGTTGGCCGGGCTCTTTGAGAGCGTGGTGGTGGCGTACGCGCCCTTGAGCTTGACGCGGCCGTCTGGCTTGATGGCCACGTAGCTGTTCACGTCACGCGAATGCAGCGCGCGGTACGAGGCCTCCTCGGTCACAAAGCCTGTGTGGCGCTCCCACGCGGCTACGGCAGCCTGTACGGCCGCGTAGCGCGTCTTCTTGCCGCGTATCACGATGCCGTCGGTGTTCGCACTCACCACCTGCGCACCTGTGGCCTCGACCATCGCGATCAGGTCGAGCAGCGCGAGCTGGCCGGTGAGTGTGACCTGCACGAGCAGCCCCGGCGAGTACAGGCAGCTGTACCTGCTACCGAGCTTACCGAAGGTGCCGTTGAGCGCGATCTTGAGCGTGTCAGCGGTCACCTTATCACCCGCGGCCTTGGCGGCCAGCCTGCGGTCGTAGATGGTCGTGTACACGTCGAGGAAGGCCTTGCCCATCGTCTCGGGGTACAGGCCGCACTGCAGGATGATCGACGGGTAATACGAGGCCACGTCGCGCTCGATCAGGAACTCGTCCTCGGCCACGATGTGCGAGACCGCGCTCTCGGTGCTGTGCAGGCCGCCAATCCCCATGCGGTAGGTGCCTGCCTTGTAATTATCCAGCGCCTCGCACTTGGGTGAGCCGCTCTCGGCGATCACGAAGTCGCACGAGCGCACGAAATCGAGCGTGGCGCTGTCTTGGATGAATGCTGGGGGTTGGTACTTGAACACCTTGCCGATCGTCACACGGGGCTTGCCAACGGGCTTGCCGGTCACGTTGTGCACCTCGGCCTTGATCACGGCCTCGGCGATCTGGGCGTCGGACTTGCTGCGCAGGTCTTGGCCGTACTGGTCGCCCAGCATCTCGCGCAGCGCGATCTGGGGCTGCAGGCGCTTAAAGAGCATCAACGTCACGTCGAGGTCGTTCTCGCAGTACTCGCGCAGTGCAGCACGGTCATCAGGCGTGATGCTGGCCGAGGGCTCGATCGGTAGATCCTGCATCTTGGGTGCGCCCATGCGCCCCGCGTAGGTCTTGAGCCCCGTGAGCCCCGGCGCGACCTCGATCAGGTCGATGTGGTTCACGCCCTTGGGCGCGCGCAGGTCAAGCTCCCACGCGCGCATGTCGTGCACGATGATGTTGTCCGAGTACTCCTTGAGCTCGTGGCAGCTCGCGCCCTCGAGCGCCGCGTTCAGGAGCGGCATGTCGTAGTCGTTGCCGTTGAACGTCACCACGCAGACCTTGCCCAGCACGCTGCGCAGTGCGTCGCGGTTCAGGTCGTGGCCTTCGTACATCTCGTAGTACATCGTCTTGCGCTCGTCTTTCAGCATGACGAGGAAGTAGTCCCTGTAGACTTCAATATCAAGTGCAACCGTTTTCATCGTGTGTCCTGTGTGTTAGTTGTTGGCATACTACTCGCTGCACTGCCCCTGTGATCAGCAGGCGCTTAGATGGCGGGTGCCGTAGCCACCGATGTTAGAGTATCGGTTAAGGTTCTTAGGCGCTCCAACAGCATCCGCTTTCACATACCAACACGACTGATGACTATGGCGGGATTAGAACCCTTACCGGACTCCTCTCGGCTAACAATAGCGCCTGTCCGTTTGCCTTGCGACTTTCAGAGTGTCTCCGTAGGCGCTGCTACGCCCTCACTCCTCATAATCATCATGCGTGTTGGTGCCGGGCTTTGGGTTCAGGTGCCCGGCGACCTGTAGCTACCTTACCAGTCCTCGCCTGACGCCTCGTAGGCGCCCAGCTCGTTGACTGCGTCGGTCATGGCCTTGGCTGCGCCACCGAACGGTGTGCCGTCGCCGACCTTCTGCACGACGTTGAGCTCTAAGGTCACGCCACCCTTCTGTGAGGTGCCGTAGGCCTTGGCGTTCAAGCTGGCGCGCACGTAGCAGCCACCGTAGACCTCGAGCTCGTCGAGAATCTCGGCGCTCTGCGCGTCCACAATGCGTGGGCGCTGCTTGTTGCTCGCCTTGATCACCCAGTTGCCATTGGCCGCGGGATCGTCGACCTCGTCGCCGTCTGTGATGCCCCAGCGCTCAAAGTTCGTGGGCACCTTGGTTGGGTAGAGCTCCTTGATCGCGGCGTCCTGAGCGGCGCGCAGGTCGTCGATGAACTTCTTCTCGGACTTAGGCACGAGCAGGCTGATCGAGTACTTCGGGTCGCCCTCGCCTTGGAAGGCGGTCGGTTTGAAAATGTGCGGGTAGGATGCACGGGCTTTGGGTGAGTTAACTCGTGAAGAGCGTGTGACTTGGATTTTAGCGGCGGTTGCCATATCAATACCTTTTTAACGTGTTTAAGAACGCAGCAGCTCGGCGAGCGCTGCATCGTGTGTGCTGAGTTCCGATCGTTTGTCTTCGATCGTTGTCAGCGTGGGTTTACCGGGCGGCTTGGTGATCAGGTCATCAAGCAGTACGGTAAATTTCTTCTTGCCAAGGAGGGTCTCGATGGCGCCTATTCCTAACAGCTTTGTAGCATAAATCTGTGCGGGCTTGAAGTCGTTGCTCAGCAGCCTGTCTGCAACCTTTGCATCGTCTGCCCAACTGCGCACGCTGCGGCCTTCAACTAACTTCAAGCCCGGTAGCTTCACGCCCGTCTCGGCACGCTTGAGCGCTTGATCTTGCAGGTCGTTTGCCCACGCGACGATGCCAGCGAGCTTGGGGTAGATGGCGGCAAGCTCTGCGTCGCCCATCAGGTCGCCCTTAGGTTGCTCGGCCACCGTTGCGATCATCATGTCAGCGCGTGCTCGGCACGAGTGGCGTGCCTTGCAGAACCGGCAGTGGTCGCCCGCGACTGGCTCGCCCTCGCCCTTGAACGCGATCGCGGCCACGGGCATAATACTCCTGCCCCATGCAAGCAAGTCGTCAATGCCAATAGTCCACGAGCTGATGTTGTTGATGCGTGGCTGCACGATGTGGAGCACGATGTCGCTAAACGTACCATAGAACAAGTCGTACTCGTTAATCGCACCCAAGCCGTAGAGCATGGCCTGCGAGTTGTTCTCGACGTCCACGGCCACACCCTTGCCGTGCTTGTAGTCAATCACGTGCAGCGTGCGATCGTCGATCAGCACGCAGTCGCTGGTACCAAAGCCCTCTGGCACCCACGGGCTAACATCAAGCTTGACCTCGACCAGCATGTGCTCGTGCTTGATCGTGCGCACGTAGTCCAAGTAGACCTGCACCGCGTCGCGCATCTCTTGGCTGTAGTCGCCCGACATGTCATTGGCGTCCTTGCCCGTCACCAGCGCGCGTTCACCGAGCTCGTGAGCGAGGCGACCCTCGGCAGCATACGGGCTCTGCTCGTCTGGGAAGTGCGACTCGAGCCGCACGCTCGGTGTGCAGTTCAGCCACTGGTGGCTTTTTGAGCACCCTAGGTAGGCGTGCTCACTCATGGCGGTTGCTCAGCTTGGCGGCCAGCTCGTCGCGCTGCTCGTCAGTCATGGCCTTGATGCCGCCTGTGCTGTAGGACGAGATCATCGCCTTCACAGCCACGCTACCCACCTTAGCTGCTGTTGTGACGCACAGCGCCTGCAGGTCTTCCACACTGATGTGCTCGGGCTCGGCCTTCTTGCGTGGCTTGGCGACCTTGGCGGGCTTGGGTTCCTCTTGCTCTTCAACGACTGGTGGCTCGTCGGCCACTATCACTGCGTTACTAATCGTGGATATCGCGCTATTTAAATCGATTACCTTGCGGCGTAGTTCCTCAATGGTCTGGGCTTGGATGTTGATCGTAAACATTTGTGTTTCTCCGTGTTGGTGAAATTAAATAGTATCACGAATTTTAACTGTGTTAATATTTTCGCTCTTTCGGAGGTTTTGTATGTTCAAGTTCAGTAAGTATTATGCCTCGCTGACTGCGCAGCAAAAGCGTGATCTTGCGCTTGGCGTGCACAGTAGCATGAGTTACCTAGGAATGATCGCGCACGGGAAGCGCAAACCGTCGGAGCGCTTTGCATTAGCGCTGAGTTTGGCCGCCGGTAAGAAATTCACTTACAAGGTTTGATATGACTGACACGATAACGCTGCTAAAAACGATGAACGGTCGCAGGATGACCAAGCTATGGAAACAAGACGGTACGATCGATGGCTACGAGGATGCCAAGCACTTTAAGATGCGCACCGAGCAGATCGCAAGCTTAGACGATCTGGGCGCGATGCTCAAGCGGATCGAGAGCCGACCCGATGTGTGCATGATACGCGGGGCGTACGTGGGCGATGAGCTCGCCGAGCCCTCAGAGTACCCCGGCTACGTGCGCCGTACTCTGGTTAACTTCGCTGACCAGCCGCTGCACGCGGTCATGTTTGACGTGGATAACTTCGAGCACGGTGGCTCGCCTGAGGAGGCGATCGACGCGTGGATCGAGGCCACCCTGCCAGCGTTCGCTGGTGTGCGCTACTGGTGGCAGCTCTCGTCGTCTGCAGGCCGCACGCCCGGCGTGCTCAAGGCGCACGTCTGGTTCTGGTTGGCTGAGCCTCGCACCAGCGCCCAGCTGCGCGCGTGGGGTCTTGGCATCGATGGCCTTGACCACTCGGTCTTTAATCCCGTGCAGGCGCACTACACCGCGGCGCCCGTGTTCGAGGCTGGCGTGGATGATCCTGTGCCGGTGCGCTCTGGCATGTCGTCTGGCTGGTTCGACGAGCTTAACATCGACGTGTCGGACGTGAAGGTGCCCGAGTACGAGGGGCAGTCGTATGCGATGAGCGACCCGCGCGAGAAGCCCGGCATGGTGGGCGCGTTTTGTCGGGCGTTCAGCATCGAGGAGGTGATCGTGCGCTGGCTCTCGGACAAGTTCCGCTTCCAGATGGATGACAACGAGCGGCGCCTGACCTACAAGGCCGGTGGTGGCTCGGTTGGCGGGGCGTTTATCAGCGACGACCGCATGCACGTCATCAACAAGCACGCCACCGACCCATGTCTGGGGCGCGCGGTTAACGTATTCGATCTGGTGCGCGTGCACAAGTTCGGGCACTTAGATGAGGGCGCTGATCCGCTCGATCTGGTGCAGATCCAGTCGCACCCCTCGCATCTGGCCATGGTCAGGATGTGCGAGGGTTTGCCAGAAATTGCCGCGGAAAAGACTGCGGCCGTCGCCAGTTGGACAGAGCGCATCGCGGCGGCCGCTTTAACAGATTTGGAGGCGCTCACAGCCGAGATCGGTTTGGACGTTGGGCAGGTTGAGCAGGCGGCGCTCGTGCAGGCGCTCAGGCGTCGCTTTGCCGAGCTGGGGGCGAACATGCCCGTGGCCGACATCCGACGCATGATGCGCCCACGCCGTGCTCAGGTGGCGCTGCCTGACGTGAACGCTGAGGGCGCGCCCCAGCAGACGATCGAGAACGTGGCCGCCGTCTGCCAGAACGCGGGGATCGTCGTGCGTTACAACTGCATCAACAAGCACGACGAGATCCTCGTGCCCGGTGCGGGTTGGACGATGGACAACGCGGCCGAGGCCTCGCTCACGGTGATCCGGTCGATGTGCCACAAGGCCGAGATCAGGACGCAGTACCTGAAGAGCATCGTCACGACCATCGCCGACATGAACGTCTACAACCCCGTGATCGAGTGGGTATCGAGCAAGCCGTGGGACGGCGTAACTCGGCTGCAGAGCTGGTACGACACGCTGACCGAGGTCGTGGGGGCGATTGATCGGGGGCGCAAGGAGCTGCTTATGCGCAAGTGGGCGCTCTCGGCCATTGCCGCGGCCTACTCGCCCGATGGGGTGATGGCGCGTGGCGTGCTGGTGCTCCAAGGCGCGCAGTATATCGGCAAGACGCGCTGGCTGACTTCGCTTGTGCCGGCGAACTTGAACCTAGTCAACACGGGCAAGAGCCTGAACGTGCACGACAAGGACTCGCTCATGAACGTGCTCTCGGGCTGGCTGGCTGAGTTGGGCGAGCTCGATGCGACCTTTAAGAAGAGCGACATCGCGGCACTTAAGGCGTTCCTAACCCAGACGGTAGACGAGATCCGCCGGCCGTATGCGGCGGCGTCCTCACGGTACGCGCGGCGCACGGTGTTCGCAGCCTCGGTCAATGACGATACCTTCTTGGGCGATCCGACGGGTAACACGCGCTTCTGGGTGATCCCGGTGAGCGCGACTGTGCACGACCACTCGATCGACATGCAGCAGCTCTGGGCTGAGGTGCTGGTGCTCTGGAAGGGCGGCGAGGTGCACTACCTGAGCCAGTCAGAGATGGGCGAGGTGAGCCTGCATAACAACCAGTTCGAGCAGTCTGACCCGATTACCGAGCTCGTAACCGACGGTTTGGCGTGGTCGGATTTCAGCGAGACGCGGTGTAAATGGATGAGTGCCTCAGAAATCCTGAGGTGGTTGGACGTCAGAAACCCGAGCAAGCGGGACACCAGTTTGGCGAGCGCGGCGGTGCTGAAGTTGAATGGTGGGAACAAAAAACGACTGTCTACTGGCCGCTATTTGGCCGTTCCGTTGAGCAAGGCGATGGGGTCGGTCGATGTAGGGGGTGACATGGTGGACGAGTTCTAAAAACTGTTTTGAAATGACACCTAGGGGGTGACATGGGTGACATGCGGTGTTCAAAGTGGGTAAAAAGGGCGTTTCATGTCACCTAGGGGTGACATGCTGGTGGGGTGACATGGATAGGTGTCATCATAGGTAAAATGACACCTATGTCACCCTATTTAACTATATTTTATATAGGGTAAGTGTGATGGTAGGTGGTAATACACTACACACTTCCCATATAGGGTTGGCAGAGCTGGTCATGTTGTCATGGGTGACATGGAAAAAGACGTTGAAAGGCGGTTAGTGGGGGGTATAAAGCGGCTCGGCGGGCAGGCGGTTAAGTTCGTCAGCCCGGCCTCGGCGGGGTGGCCTGACCGCTTAATTTTGTTACCCGATGGCAAGGTCATGTTCATCGAGTTGAAGACGAGCACAGGAAAACTTAGCGAGTTGCAGAAGTACCGTCTGAAGGTTTTGGGTGACTTGGGGTTTGATGCCCGGGTTCTGTACGGACACGATGAGGTTAAAGGATTCTTAGATGAAATTGCACGACTACCAGTTGAGGATGGCCGAGCACATGGTCGAGCACCGCGGGGCGATGTGCTGGTCGGAGGTGGGCTTGGGGAAGACCGCAGCGACCCTGCAGGCGCTTCGGATGATGAAGGCAAGGGGTGAGCCTATCCAAGTGCTGATCGTGGCGCCTAAGCGCGTTTCTGAGCACGTTTGGGAGGCTGAGCGCGACCTGTGGGCACCCAAGATGCCGATGCTGGTGATCAAGGGCAACCAAGCGCAGCGACGTAAGGCGCTCAGGACACCGTGCGCGGTCAAGGTGATTGGGCGCGATAACGTGAAGTGGCTGGTGGACGAGCTCAGGGACCGCTGGCCGTTCAACGTGCTGGTGGTCGACGAGAGTCAGGGGTTCAAGAGCCCGTCTACGGCGCGATTTAAGGCGCTTAGGCGCGTTAAATTCGATCGGGTGATACTCCTGAGTGCCACACCGGCCTCAGAGGGCTTGCTGGGGCTCTGGAGCCAGTGCTATCTGGCCGATCAGGGCGCGAGGCTGGGCAAGACCTACACCGGGTACACCAACGCGTTCTTTGTGGGCGACTACATGGGCTGGAACCTGACACCGCGACCCAACGCCGAGAAGGAGATCCACGCGAGGGTCAAGGACATCACGGTGGCCATGCGGGCTGAGGATTACCTCGACCTGCCCGAGCGCATCAACAGCAACACGGTGGTCGAGATGCTGCCCGGCGAGTTCAAGGTGTACGAGCAGCTCAGGCGCGACGCGCTCTTGCCGATTGCAAACGGTGAGCCGATCACGGCAGCTAATGCCGCGGTGCTCTGGGGCAAGCTGCACCAGCTCTCGGGCGGGGCGATCTACGACGAGGATAAGGTGGTGCACGTATTTTCCAACGCGAAGCTTGCCGGCCTGCAGGACGTGATCACGGCAGCGAACGGCAACCCGGTGCTGGTGTTCTACGGCTACCGCCACGAGATCGAGCGCATACAGGCCGCCACGGGCGCCGAGCTGCTGGACGTTGATAGGTGGAACGCCGGCCAGCAAAAGGTCGCCTTGGCGCACCCTGACTCGTGCGGGGCGGGGCTGAACCTGCAGCATGGGGGAAGCATCGCGGTGTGGTTCACACTGCCGGCAAGCCTTGGCCAGTACATTCAGGCCTGCGGGCGGTTGCACCGGCAGGGGCAGAAGCGGCCGGTTTTTATTCACCACCTCATCGTGGCCGGTACGAGTGACGAGGTGGTGTTGGCGCGGCTGGGGGAGAAGAACACAACTCAGGTCGAGTTGCTGCGCGCGATGATATAGAAAAGCCCCCGAAGGGGCTGCTGGTTTAATTTTTTACAACCGAGAATATTTTTTCTAATTTCCCGGCTTTGTCTAGCTCTGACAGGATTGTCAGTGCCGATGCAGTCCTCTCAAGCAGGAGCACATACCGCTCCAGCTTGTCAAAGTTGGCCATTTTTTCAATTGCTTGCAACCCAGTCATAAGCTCGTGCGTTGATTTACGTACGTTACCGCTCACTTTTTTTGTTTTTTCTGAAACGTCCTCGTGTCTTTTAATTAAATTTTCAATTGAATGGTCAAGCATGTTGTTGAACTCATCCATCACTTTTTTTGCATTTTCAAGGTCTTTAGACATGTCGTTTGCTCTCCTAGTTAAGTACCCAAAATCTATATTCATTTCGCCAACGATATACTTGTTGATCTTATCTCTCGCATACCATTCGCCCTTGCTATCTTGTTTTACTGGTCGTAGTCCTCTTTCCATAACGATTCCTTTAACCCCCCGAAGGGGCTGTTGGTTAGACCCGCTTGATTGCCAGAACCGGCTGCAGGTCGTCGATTAGTTTAAAAAGCACAGACGCGGTTGAGTAGTTACCGGCTTCGGTGGCCTTGGCAATCTGATCCAAGATCGCATTAAGCATAACTGTGTTGGCTGCATTCCAACCTTGGCGCATTGTGTGCTTGGCGATGTCGTCGGGGTAAGTCTCGAGGAGTTGTTCGTAGTTCATGTTGGGTTCCTTGAGCCCCCGAAGGGGCTGGTGAGTTTACTTGCGGGCTTTAACGCGGACTTGGAACGAGGCAGACTGCTTGGTGTACTTGGCGTACTCGGCCTCGCCAAACTGCTTGACGAACTTTTCCTTGTCGAAGATGGTGCTGTTAAATTCGCTGTACGTTGCGCGAAACAACGAGCCTTCGACGAACGCGACGCCGTCGGCATCGACTTCGAGGTTGCCGTCGGCACCGGCTTCTTTAACGGCTTTCTTGATGGCGTCTGCCTGCTTGGTGAGGTCAGAGATTTGGGCGAGGAGGAGACCGAGTTGGTCGACTGCTGAGGGGGTGAAGTTCATTTTTAAAGCTCCGTGTTTGTCGTGTTTGGGTACTGAGACTACAGTTTACATTGTAAAGCTGTTGGATGCAAATGGGGCCGCGGCCCCTGTTGTTTTTACGCCGCAAGCTTGGCGTATTCGTCGGCCAGCGTCCAGAGCGCCTTGTTGAGCTTGACGTTCTCGGTTACGCCGCCCACAGCGCGCGTTGACATGCGACGACCTGAGGCAGAGCGACCGTGCACGCCGCCCTTGATCATGTTCTCCTGCACGCGATTGAACGTCGTCCAGAGGTTGTCTTGGTTGTCGTCCCAGCGACGCAGGGTGAGCAGGCGATTGGCATCGATGGGGGCCGCACCGTCGTCGTAGCGCAGGGCGAGTGCCGCACGAGCAAAGAGCTCTTGGTGGGGGCGATCCATCGTCACGGCCTTGTAGTCGTTGATGCGCGAGCCCACAGCGTTGAGCTCGTCGATCACGCGGTAGGACGCATCGATCACATCGTCAACCACGCGGCCGGTGTGACGCACGCGGCAGTCTGCGGCCACGTCGCCGGCGATGATGCCGTTTGAGCACACCATGCGAAAGAACCCCGACATCAGCTGGAACGAGCTCGTGCCGTCGTGCGAGTTCAGCAGGATGATCTCACCACAGCCTTCGTCGGTCTTAAGCGCTGTGGGATGACGCAGGCGCAGCAGGTGCTTGGTGTGTTCGCGCTTGTTGAGATCACGCACGCGAGTCTGGCGAACCTCGTAGGGCTCAAAGCCCTCAGCGCGCAGGCCGTCGAGCACATCGCTGGTTGGGATGAAGGCGTAGCGCTCTCCACGGCTGTCGTGGGCTTCCTGAGCGAAGACAGAGGGCGCGTAGCGCGCGATCATTGCGTTGTCAAGCGGGCTCTGTGAGCGAAAGGCGGTAGGGGCAGACATTTTGATGTTCATGGTGTTTTCCTTTTTAATAAACGTTACGGTTAAGCAATTTGTTGAGGTTTAAACCCAGCTCTTCGGCGCGTGAACCAGCGCTATTGCAAAGTGATGCACACATCTTCTGCCAAAACTCAGGATGATCATGAGGGACTGCTGCGTTTTCTTGGTCAACGCATGAATCGGTCAGGTACGCGTTGTTGTGTGCGCGAGCAATCTCATCAATCTCGGCGAGCAGCTTGTAGTAATCGTCTTTTGTTTTCATCTGAAGCCCCGTGTTTGTCGTGTTGGTTACTGAGCCTCCACTATAATCCCGTTATGTTGACAATGTAAACATTTATTTTATTATCGGAAACCCTAATGCAAAAATACAACACTGGTATAAAATCGCGAGAATAACGGGGAGTTAGCTATGGGAAGGCCTAAGGGATCGGGAAGTTTGTACACGCAAGAGCTCGCGGCTCACATCTGCGAGCGCTTGGCGATGGGTGAGACGCTGGTGAGTATTTTGCAGTCGCCGGGGATGCCAAAGCGCTCTACCGTGCAGCACTGGATTACCGACCTGCCCGAGTTCGGGGAAATGTACGCGCGCGCGAGAGACGCAGGCTTCGATGTTTTGGCCGAAGACACCATCAGAATCATCGACGAGGAGCCCGAACGCATCACCGGCGAAGGCGGCACCCGGCGCGACAGCGCTTACGTGCAGTGGCAAAAGAACCGCGTCGAGCTCAGGCTGCGCCTGCTCAAGAGCTGGTGCCCCAAGCGCTACGGCGACCGGCAGGTGCTGGCCGGCGAGGCCGAGAACCCGCTGGCAGTCACCTTCACCCCCGAGACGCTCATCTCGCTGGCCGACGGCCTGCAGACCGAGCGCCAAGATGGCAAGTAGCCTCGCCAAGAAGCTGCTCGACCCCGCGTTTCAGCGCGAGTACGCAGCGTACCCACCCGAACACCGCGCGGCCTTTGAGGCCCGCGTCGCGTGGCTCAAGCGGGCCCACGCGCACCAAATCCTGCCGGCCGGCGACTGGTGGTCGATCTGGCTGCTGCTGGCCGGCCGCGGCGCTGGCAAGACGCGCACCGCGGCCGAGCAGGTCTGGTGGTGGGCGTGGACGCAGCCCAACACGCGCTGGCTGGTATCCGCCCCCACATCGGGTGACGTGCGTGGCACGTGCTTTGAGGGCGATAGCGGCATCTTAAACGTGATGCCTAAGCTCTTGCTTGCCGACTACAACAAAAGCCTCTCAGAGATCGTCCTGACCAACGGCAGCCTGATTAAGGGCATCCCGGCCAGCGAGCCCGAGCGGTTCCGCGGGCCGCAGTTCCACGGCGCGTGGCTCGACGAGCTGGCCGCGTGGGAGTACCTCGACGACGCGTGGGATCAAATTCAGTTTGGCGTAAGGTTGGGTAAACGCACGACCATCATCGCCTCGACCACGCCGCGCCCCAAGGACTTGATCATCTCGCTGGCCGACCGCGACGGCGAGGACGTGTACCTGACCACGGCCAGCACCTACGCCAACCTTGACAACCTCGCGCCAAGCTTTCGCGACCAGATTCTGCAGTACGAGGGCACGCGTCTGGGCGACCAAGAGATTCACGCCTCGATCCTTTCGAGCGAGGACACCGGCATTGTCAAGCGCTCGTGGTTCAAGCTCTGGGGTGCCGAGAAGCCCCTGCCGCAGTTTGAGTATGTGGTTCAAAGCTACGATTGCGCGACCAGCACCCGCACGGCCGCAGACCCCACCGCGTGCGTGGTGCTTGGCGTGTTCAAGCCCAGCGAGGACAAGGGCATGAGCGTCATGCTGATCGACTGCTGGAGCGAGCGCATCCAGTACCCCGAGCTGCGCCCCAAGGTGATCAGCGAGAGCGAGGAGATTTACGGCGACGAGAACGAGTTCGGCAACGGCAAGAAAGTCGACCTGATCCTGATCGAGGACAAGTCGGCCGGCATCGTGCTGCTGCAGGACTTACAACGTGCCGGGCTGCCGGTGCGCAGCTACAACCCGGGCAACGCCGACAAGACCATGCGGCTAAACATCGTGAGCCCGTTGATCGCGCGCGGCCGCGTGTACCTGCCCGAGTCGACGGTCAACCCGGGCTGCGCGCGCGACTGGTGCGACGCATTCCTCAGTCAGGTCTGCAGCTTCCCCGACAGCAAGCACGATGACTACGTCGACGCGCTCAGTCAGGCGCTCAGGGTGCTGCGCGATATGGGCTTCGTAAACATTGACCCGGTTGCAGACCCTGACCTATACTACGCCGACGACCGCCCCAAGCGCGACAACCCCTACGCAGCGTGAGCGACTATGCCTAGATTCCTGACCGATAAAGAAATCGCCTATATCCACGCTGCCGAGCTTGCGCGCAAACCGGTGCCCATGAGCGAGGCGCTTGGCAACCAGCAGGGCAAGACGCTCAAGCTGCTGCAGTACGACCGCATGCGCACCGACCCGTTCGATCCAAGCCAGCGCGGCGGCCCGTGGTTCTCGTGGCTGCAGAAGGTGCACCCCGAGTACGAGAACGTGGGGGCGGCCTTCACCAACGCAGGCGGCGCACGCGCCAAGGCCAAACGCTCGGGCGAGGACGTGGTCTGGGCTCCGTTCCTAGGCGCACGCGAGCAGCACAAGAGCAACACCCCCATGTTCAACAAGTTCATGGATCAATTCGATGAACAGCTTGCACAGGGCAACATTAGTGACGAGCTGTTAGCTGCGATCAACAATCGTATCGGCAATATGCCTAAGCCCAAGGGCAAGAAGGTGCGCCCGTTCCCTGAAGAGCACGAGTACAACATCACCGACCCGTGGTTTCGCGAGCTGGTCGATACTTACGACCGGCGCGGGGCGATCGCTGAGATGCTTAAGGGTCAAGGCGTGGGCGGTAAGACCAAAGGGCGTTCGGTCGACGTCGAGGGCTTACTTGCCCAGCACCTTGAGCCCTCAGCGGCCGACGTGCCTAACTGGTCGATTGGCGACAGGTTAGTTAAGCTTGACAAGAAGATCGGCTACCGCCCAGACCTGCACCAAGCATACCCTTGGGTGAATTATGGCGAGGACTTGGGCGTGAAGTACAAGCATGCACCGGCCGAGATCGCGCTGCGAGACTTCAACCAAAATATCCGCGATACCCTTGACCGCGATCCAATGCAGATTGACTGGCGCACCAAAAACCCTACGCAGTTCATTGACGAAGATTACTTGAAGTACTTGCAAATGCATGGCTACAAGGCGGGCGGCATGGTCGACTCGTTGCCTGAAGAGGCGATCAGCAACACTGTTCGCGATCCCGGAGCTGCCAAGATGCTGAACATGGACTTGGCCAAGTTGGCGTTATTGCGTCAGCAACCTAAGCGCATGGCAAAAGGCGGCCGTGCTGAGGTGCGCGAGATTGGCATCGATCCCAACCACAAGAAGGTGACCGAGCGCAATCCCGAGCTCACGTTGGCTGCGCAATTGGTAGCTGCTGGCAAAATGCCACGCGAAGAGTACTGGCGCTTAGCTGACAAGCTTAAGCCCGTAAAGCCTTACGACTTCGTGCCCAAGCCCGCGAGCGCCGAACGAGTCACCAGCGCGCTTAAAGAACCCCAGCGCGAGCGCTACGGTACCGGGTCAATCCCGGAAGGTCGCAAGGTCGGCTTGCGCTTAGACATCCCGGCGTACAGCAATCACGGTGTGTGGGTGAACTCCGTGCACGACGAAGAAGACAAGGGTAAGGCGTACTACGAGCCTGTGTCGCACATCACTGACGCGGTGTTTGATCGTTTTGAAAACAAAGCCCTGAATGTGGCTTCTGGTACGGCCAAAGCTCCGTTTGCGCGTATCACCGGTAATTGGAAACCTATCCATCAAGATGAGGCCGTTGAGCGCGCGCAGGAGTACTTGGCGCACCCCGAGTGGCGTCAGGTGGGCATGGATCCGACCCGGCGCGGGCACTTCTACGACCGCGAATCAATGCAGCCAATCCATAGCGCCGCTGAGGTAATTCAAATCGGCCCGCTTGTGCTTGCAAAAAACCCCATCTATGGCAAGCAAGAAGAGTACAGCTACGCCAAAGGGGGCAAGATTAAATGAACGAGTTTGACGACGAAGCGCCCCCATCGGGGTATCACTACGTCTACTCAGGCATGCCCGGCGGGGGCGGTGTTCGCTACATAGAGCCCGATACGTCCACACCCCCAGCAGATGTACTTAACCGGCCGATCGCCCCACATCGCCCTGTTGCAGGCGAGGTGCCGTCAGTTGATCAGATGCGCTTTGAATTAGCCCAGCAAAAGCCACCATCACCCGTGCCCCCGCTGCCAGAGTACTTGGCCAACATGCCGCGCGAGATTCGCGATCAGTTTATGGCGTTAGGCGAAACGGGCATGGGGGTTCTTGGTGGCATGGTGTCGCCTGTTGTAGCGGCAGCCACCGGTGTGGGCAAGAACATATACGACTACTTTACCAACGGGCAAATCAATCCTCAGGCCAGCAATGCAGCGGCCAACCGGGCTGCGGAATTAACTTCGTACCAGCCTGTGATGCCAAGCGCGCAACACGCATTGCAAGTTATGGGCGAAGCACCTGCCGACATCATGGGCACAGGGCAAGGTCTGCCCCCGATCGTGTCGGGCATCAACCCACGTGCCGTGCAGATGCCCCAAGGCGCGCTGGGTGCGCTGGGTGCCGGCGTTAAGCGCGACGTTGGTCAGTTCAGTAACGACGTGTACAACGCTCAGCGCGGCATCACACCGGGTTACCCAACAATGGGTACTGAGTTCCAGCGCGCGTTTGTTGAGCCCCGGCCAACGATCAGCGACATGCTGACAGGCCTCGAACCATCCAATATACCGAGCACGGCCTCAGCCGCGGTCAAACCTAACATTAAGGGCACGTGGCTGTACGACTACACAGAGGGTAAACCCCTTGCTAGTGATGGCTCAATCCTTGGCACGGTGCTCGAGCGTGCATCTAAGAAGTTTGACATTGACGAGTGGCAAAGATACGCAGGTGACGTGCTGCCAAGCTGGGGTAAAGAGCTGTATACGCAGCGAATAAATGCTGCCGAACAAGCGTTTATAAATGCAGATACGCCTGTGACTGAGCGTAACAAAATACGCATGCACGCAATAAATCAATTTATTGACGAATACAACCCATTGGCTGTCGCGCAGGGCGAACCACCGTTATTACCAATCGGGCCTCAGGTTGACAGAATCGAGGCTTACAACGAGTGGTTGCGCAAGCCGCACCTGTCGTATATCCAGAAACAGATGGGTACGGGCTTAGCGACCGATCCCGTGGTCAAGGCCGCCGAGGCCAAAACACCGTTGGTCGCCGAGGGCACCGACGTGCTGCGGCTCGGTGGATCACAAGGCCTTGAGAACCGTAATACGGCGCTGCAGCTGCGCAACGCTATCCCCGGCATGGCTGAGAAGTACCCCGACGTGGGCAACCTTACCGCGACGACCGATATGGGCAAAGCGATAGAAGGTTTGATTGACCGCGAGATATCCATGGTGCGTAAGGGCGACATCGACGTCGCTCAGGAACCAAACTACGCCGGGATACCTGAGCAGGTTAGCCCTGACACACCGATCTATGACCTAAGCAGCTACAACCAAAGCAAGTTGTCGGGCCTGCCGGAAATTCAAAAATACGTATGGGAGAATCTCGAAAGCGGCAAGTTCGATCCTAAGAAACTCGGCAACGTGTCAGTTGAACAAGTCGCCAAGCTGATGGCTGAGGATATTAAGAAAACTCAACGCGCAGCGGCTAACAACGCCAAAATGTATGACAGCTGGCGCTACAAGCGGCACCAAGAGCTACCAAGCGTGACCGAGTACGACGATGGCTCAAAGATGGTGCGTTTTGACCAAGAACGTGTTTTAGACGATCCGCATGCGTTTATCCGTGATGTATCGGTTGATACCAAAGATTTAAATCACTGCATTTCAAAGTGTGGGCATAACGTAACAGGTGCCGAGCCAGAGTACGCGGGTAAGTATTTGCCAAGCGTAGAACCACACACGGGATTGCGGCCTAAGGGCGCGCCCAAGCCACCAGAGGGTCAGGAATACCACCAGACAGAGTACACCGAGGGTATTTTAAACGGCTCGCAAATTCACTACACCCTGCGTGGCCCGAACGGCCAAGCGCAGGCGACGATCGGCACGTACCCTAAAAACAAATCTTGGGATACGATTAAAGTTAAAGAGATCATGGGTTACGATGATAGTTACATCAAACCCGAGTTTGTGCCTCATGTTGTTAAATGGCTTAATGAAAATGCCGACCGTATCGTAGACATTAGTCGCCAAAATGGGTTAAATAATCTCAGGGGAGTTTTTGATGCGCGAAACGACACGGTCGTCGACATTATGGGCATCAGTCCTCTTTGGGAGTCAAACCCTGTTAGAGCTGCGGTAAACAAGATTAGAAACGACCCAGACGCTCCGCGGTTCATGACTCCGCCAATGTTTGCTGAGTATGCGCGCACAAACGGTATCAACTTGTTAGAAGCACCGCACTTACCTGTAAACGAAAAAGATGCCCTCAAGGTGCTAGAGGATTACCGTGACCGTTACATCGGCGCGCTTGCAGACAAGAATGAATTTGCAACGCCTGAAGAGCTGCAAACACGGATTGATCAGACTACAAAGGCCATTGAACAGATTAAAACCAACTTGGCTAACCGCATTGCAAGTAACGCACAAACGGTTCAGCATGCCTTGTTGCCAGTTGTGCACGGGCTTGAGAAGTTTGACCCCTTGTCTGTGCCACGCACATTAAGAACGGTGGCCTACGATCTGTTAGGTAACACTGATCCAGAAGCACGTTTACCCGCCGATGTGCACGCACGCGCAATACAAGAACTTGTTACCGCAGGTGAAAAAGCAGGCGAGCAACGATTTCTTCAGAACAAGCTTGATAGCATCGAGTTAGATTCTGAATACAAAGATTTGACCCCCGAGCAACGAACTAACCTTAAAAATATTTACAAAGACTTTTCAAAAACAATCAAGATCAACTCAGAATTTACAGCGGCGCACATACCATTACCCGAGTTGCCCGGTCACAACGTGCGTGAAGAGATGCGCACGTTTACCGAACTGGCAGGTAAGAACAACGATCTAATTGAACGCTTATCAACCAACCCAAATAGGCAAGAGTTAGATCAAGTTCAAGCGAATTTAAAAGCGCGCGATGAAATACTAGCGCCGTATGTTGAACAAGAGTTTAATAAATGGCTTGCTGAAGGACCGACCGCGTATTGGCAGGACACGCCAATACCAAAACCGTTAGAGCCGTTTTTTTTAAGATTGACCGGTGAGGCGACAGGTTCTAAAATCCCACCCGACTTGCATAGGTCGTTGGTTAAGATGTTGATTAGTCCAGACCTTACTCCTGAAAAACTAAAACAACTTGTTAGCAATCGGATACAAGATTCAATACCCGAGTTTGAAAACGCGTCGTTTATTGATAAAGTCAATGCTCAAGCCATTGCTAAAGAGTACGGTAAACAACGTTTTGCCCTGAGTAACAAACTTGAAAACATCGAACATCATATTAAACAAAACGAAGAGCTTTCGTCTACATTAGGGGTTAATGTTAACCAAGGACGAACCCAACCCATTGCGATAAACTGGGGTGTTGCAAACGAATTGCGCGACGCGTTTGTAAATTGGAATGAGGTTGGCACTGCAGCTTATGAGGCATCGCCGTTTACATTTTCATCGCCAGAAATAGCTCGCCTTGCCGACATACTTATTGGCGAAAGAAATAGCCCGCAAGGGCACTTACCTGAAGCCGCTCACTGGGACATTGTTCGCACGTTAGCCGACCCGAGTACTACACACCAAGAAGTACGTGAGTTGCGAGCCAAATACGGACCTGCAAACCAGACACTTAGAAACCCACAAAAGCTTAACGCCTTACACATCATTAACCAGTTTATGGATATGCAGGGCATACCAGTTCGGGTTAATGCAGAACATCCGTCTTACGGGTTTGCTAAAGGCGGCCATGTGTCGCTTGATAACATGCGTTATGAATTACTACAAAGGCACTAATAATGGCAACTGAATATCCGATTCCTCAAGAATTTAATCGCTTTGTGCCATCACAGGCGCAGGGTGATGATGAGTTTGCCGACACCGCAGAAGTCGATCTGTTTGATCAGGCTGAGGTCGAAGAGCAAGAAGACGGCTCAGCCATCGTGCGCTTAGAAGACGATGATCTGCTTGGACCCGAAGACTCGCCTGACTTCTACGAGAACCTCGCCGACGTTATTGACTCCTACGACCTGTCGGGCATTGCGCTCAAGTACCTTGAGCTCGTTGATAAAGACAAGTCAGCGCGTGAGGGGCGAGATAAGCAGTACGAAGAGGGCTTGCGCAGGACAGGGCTTGGGCAAGACGCCCCCGGCGGTGCCTCGTTCATGGGTGCCTCAAAGGTCGTGCATCCGATCATGGCTGAGGGCTGTGTGGACTTTGCTGCTCGTGCGATCAAAGAGCTCTTCCCGCCTGATGGTCCTGTTCGCTCAAAGATTCTAGGCGAAGTAACTGAGCAGAAGACTGCGATTGCTGAGCGCAAGCGCGATTACATGAATTATCAGTTGACTGAGAAGATTGAAGAGTACCGCGACGAGGAGGAGCAGCTCTTAACCCAGTTGCCCTTGGGTGGCTCGCAGTACATGAAGATTTGGTACGACGAATCTAAGAAGCGCCCCTGCGCTGAGTTCCTGCCGATTGATAACGTGTACCTGCCCTTTGCTGCTGCGAACTTCTACACCGCAAGTCGTGTGACTGAGGTCAACGACATCACGCAAGAGGACTTTGAGGCTCGCGTGTCATCGGGGCTTTACGTTGACTTGGACATCTATCGCGCATCGCAAGAGCCCGAAGAGTCAAAGCCTGAGAAAGCGAACAACAAGATCGAGGGTCGCAAGTCAGAGCAAGAGAACATTGACGGCATTCGTCGCGTGTTTCATATCTACACTTGGATGGAGCTTGAAGACGACAAGAAGTCTAAGGGCGAGCGTGCGCCTTACATCTTAATGATTGACGAGCTGTCATCTGAAGTTGTGGGCCTGTATCGCAATTGGGAAGACGGCGACAAACTCATGTCAAAGCTCGACTGGATCGTTGAGTTCAAATTCATTCCTTGGCGAGGTGCGTATGCTGTCGGTTTGCCTCATCTTATTGGCGGCTTATCTGCCGCTCTTACTGGTGCTCTGCGTGCTTTGCTTGACTCTGCGCACATTAACAACGCCCCCACGATGCTCAAGCTCAAGGGCGGAAAAGTCTCAGGGCAGTCTATCGTCGTTGAGCCGACTCAGGTTACGGAGATTGAAGGCGCGCCGGGCGTTGACGACGTAAGAAAGATCGCAATGCCGATGCCGTTCAATCAACCAAGCGCCGTGCTGTTTCAACTGCTTGGTTGGCTCACAGATGCTGCTAAGGGCGTCGTGACTACTGCTGAAGAGAAGATTGCAGACGTTACGAGCCAAGCGCCTGTAGGCACAACGCAAGCGCTCATCGAGCAAGGCGCAGCAGTGTTTAGCGCAATTCACGCACGACTGCACACGAGCCAAGCTAGAGTGCTCAAGATTATCGGTCGCTTGAACCGCTGGTACTTGGACGATAACCCCGACGAGATGAGCGAGGAGCTTGGCGTCACGTCCAAGGACTTTGAGAAGAACTCGGACGTCGTGCCCGTCTCTGACCCACACATCTTTGCGGAGTCACAACGCTATGCTCAAGTACAGGCTCTCGCCGCACGCGCGCAGGCGAATCCAGACCTATACAATCGATTGGCTGTTGAGAAGCGAATTCTTAAGCAGATCAAGCTTCCTGATATCAATGAAGTGTTACCTGATCCGCAAGACGTTAAGGAGATGAACCCTGCGCTTGAGAACGTTGCCATGACGCTCGGCAAGCCTGTTGGTGCGTTTCCGAACCAAGAGCACCTAGCGCACCTGCAAGTCCACTTAGACTACGCAAAAGACCCGATGTACGGTGCAAGTCCCATCATGGCGCCTGTGTTTATTCCTGCGATGCTTGAGCATTTGAAGCAGCACCTGACGCTTTGGTACTTAAACTCGATGGATCGCTATGCGTCTGATGCGCTAGGTGAGCGTTTTGACATCCTGAAAGTGCAGCCAATCATCCAAGAAGCTCAGAAACTACTTGCAGCGAGCTCGCAGCACGTGCATCAAGACACGCAGCAGCAGTTCTCGGGCGTGGTCCCCGTCATGCAGCAGATGATTCAGACGATTCAGCAGCTCAAAGCGCAGCAGCAACCGACTGATCCGTCAGTACAAGCGCTTGTGCAGACTCAGATGGCTGAAACGCAACGCAAAACGCAAGCAGATCAAGCTCGCTTACAACTTGATGGTGCAAAATTAGCTGCTGACACTCAAGCTAAGCAAGAGAAAAACGTCGCTGACGAGCAGATGAAAGCAGCAGAGCTCACGCACGACGTCAATCTACTGACGCTTGAGCAGCAGCACGAGATGCAACGTCAGCAATTGCAAGCGCAGCAACAGCAACAACTCGCAGCACAGCAAGCAGCACAACAATCCCAACCTCAAGCAGTACCACCCGAAGGAGCACCAAATGTCTGAAGCAATCAATATGCACAAACGCATCGCCATGGGCGGCGAAGGCGAAGCCAATCACCTTAAAAAGGGCGGCAAAGTCGCTAAATTCGCCAAAGGCGGCGCTGTTATGAGCGAAAAAGGCGTTGATAAGTTACCCGCTAAGGGCGCGCCTAAGGCGCCCATGAAAGCGAGTGGCGAAAAGATCGCAACGTACAAAAAAGGCGGCATGGCTGCTAAAAAAGGCGTTGGTTTAACGATTGCAATCGGAATTCCTGTACGCAAAGCAGCGGGCCGTGGTCGTTAACCCAGTCAGCGAGCTGATCGGCAAGATAAAAACACAGCGCTTAGAGCTTGCGCTGTCGCTTGCTGACGGCTACGCGATCAACATCGAGTCGTACCATCGAATGGTGGGGCGTTATCAAGGCTTGGGCGAGGCTTTGGACATTTTGGATGAAATCCTAAGCGAAAAAGACGAGGATTTATGATCAAAATCAAAGAAGTCGCAATCAAGACGCATGATGGCAAGATTCACCGCGGCAAGCCCGGTCAGCACCACGACGATCTTAAAGTCGAAGGTCAACACGGTTTCATCACTTCTACTGGCGAGTTCGTAGGGCGGCGCAAAGCTGCTCGTTTCGCATTCCTGTCAGGTCAAACAACAAAGCTGCATAACAAGTTGCACTCGCACGATCTTTGGAAGTAGTACCATCCGCGCCGAATGGCGCTTTTAACTAAGTGCCGAATGGCGCTTTAAGGAGTAAGTATGAAGGACTTTGAAACGCTTGAAGAGGCGTTCCCGCAGTGCGTGCATGGCGTCACACCGCTCGGCGCTCGTGTGCTGTTACAGCTCAAGGGTGTTAAAAAAGCAAGCAAGGGCGGCATCATCTTAGTTGACGAAACACGCGAAACTGAGCGTGCGCAGTCAATGATCGGCAAAGTGCTTGCGCTTGGCCCGATCGCATTTAAGAATCGTGACACGTTATCCGAATGGGGCGAGGGCATTTGGTGCGCTGTCGGCGACTACGTGCGCGTGCCGCGTTGGTCGGGCGATCGGTTCACGGTGCCCAACCCAAACGATGCGGATGATCAGATATCTCTACAAATACTTAATGACTTCGAGTTGTGGGCGAAGGTTGACCCTGACCAAGTCTTGACTATGAGGCAATTCGTATGACACCCACAGACAAAATGGAAATGCAAGTCGCTGAAGAGCAAGACGGCTCTGCTGTTGCGCAGTTGCCCGAGAGCGAAGCGCCTGAGCCTGTTGAGCTCGCCGAGGGCGGCGAAGTCAATGACTCAAATGATGGCTTAGACTCTGACCCTGATCGCGAGCAGATTCGTGCTGCGCGACGCGAAGAGCGCAAGCTCAAAAAGCAGATTCATCGTGAAAAGACGAAAGAGTCTAGCCATCTAATCAACAACTTACGCACACAAAATCAGCAACTTGCTGAGCGTTTAGCGCATCTTGAAAAGCGCACCTCTGGCGCCGAACTCGCTCGCGTTGACAAAGCGATCGATGACACAGAAGTGCAGATTGAGTACGCAAAGATGAAAATGCGTGAGGCTGTTGCTAACCAAGACGGTGACGCAGTCGTCAAAGCGCAAGAGCTCATGTACGAGTCACAGCGCAAAGTTGAGTCGCTTAAATCTATCAAAGATCAAGCAACACGACAGATGTCGCAACCGCCCAAGCCCACAATGAATGTGCCTGATCCTTCTGTGCAGCGCAACGCAGCAGCTTGGATGGAGCGCAACAAGTGGTACGACCCGCAAGCAAAAGACATGGACTCTGAGATTGCTCAGCGCTTAGACAAAAAGCTCACTGACGAGGGCTATGACCCCTCGACCCAAGAGTACTGGGAAGAGCTCGATGATCGAGTCGCTAAGTACTTACCCCACCGCATGGAGTCCGACATGGGCAAAAAGAAAGACAAACCGAAGTATCGCTCAATTCAGACTAGCTCAGGGCGTGAATCTGCATCATCAAGCGGCGGCGTGGACTTCAGACTTTCCGCAGATCGGGTGCAGGCAATCAAAGACATGGGTGCATGGGATAACCCCGATCAACGTGCAAAAATGATCAAATCCTACGCAAAATATGACCGTGAAAACAAAAGGAACGCATAATGGATAACCGTTTAAAACGTAGTGCCGGCGACAGCCGTAGCAACCGCACGGAGCAGGATGCCTCCCGCGCAGCGCCTGAAGAGGGCTTTCCGTTAACTCGTGAGCGTCGTCGTGCGCGTAATGAGTTTCAGCAGACGGTGTTGCCGAATATCCCCGATATCCCCGGTTACCACCTCTGTTGGCTCGCTACAAACAGCCAGTACGACCCGATTCACCGTCGTTTCTCGCTCGGTTACACGCCTGTGCGTGCTGATGAGATGCCCGGCTACGACATGTACAAAGTCAAAGAGGGCGATCAATCGGGGCACATCATGTGCAACGAGATGCTGCTGTGCAAGATGCCGATGGATGTGTATCAAGACATCATGCTCGAGCATCACCACTACCAACCGATGGACGAAGCCGACAAGATTCGCGTCGATCAAGAGCAATTGGTGAGCCAACGCGACCGCACGGGCAAGGCTGTGGGCGCTATCGAGGGCGGTTTGCCTGATGAAAGTGGCGTTAAGTTACCGACTTTTAATTAAGTTGTTTTATTTTTTGTAAATATGCTTTAAAATTAACCCAAGGTCGCCCGTTTTGCATAAAACGGGTGGCCAACAAAAATTTAGTCCTAAAAATCACGTTATTTGGTGATTTTGCCTGTAGCTTTGTATAAAGCGAAAACATTATCCCTTAAACCGTTTTTAGGAGCATCCTATGAGTGCAACCTCTGCACCTTTTGGCCTGCGACCTGCGTATTTCCCAACAGGGTTGGAACGCGCACAAGCACTGGCTAACGGCATTACCTCGGGCTATGGCACTGCCATCCTGAAGGGCCAAGCTGTTCAGTACTCACCTAACGCTGGCGTGATTCTGCCAGTTCTTGACACCACAACCAACAGCGGTTTAGTCTCCGGCGCCTTCGCAGGTGTTGAGTGGACTGACACAACTGGTCGTCGTCGCGTATCGAACTATTGGCCTGCAGGCACTACTGCAATTGCCGGTAGCATCATCGCCTATTTCTACAACGATCAACAGATCGTCTATGAAATTCAAACTGACGGCACTATGGCTCAAACAGCTATCGGCAACGAAGCCAACTTGAGCAACTTTACTGCAGGCTCTACCACCACCGGTCTGTCACAGCTGACTCTGTCGGCATCGCTCGTTGGCTCAGGCAGCGCTGGTCAGTTCCGTATTGTTGACATCGCACCGTACACGGATAACAACTGGGGTGACGCCTACGTTATCGTGCGCGTACAGGTCAGCAAGCCTCAGTTCATCGCAACTGTTAACGCAATCTAAGGGGAGATGACAAATGGCAGCTCCAATGAGAAGTACTGACTTCCGAAGCATCGTTGAGCCAATTCTCAATGAATGTTTCGACGGTGTCTATGACCAACGCTCTGATGAGTGGAGCCATGTGTTCCGCGAACAGATGGGCATCCCACGCAACTACCACGAAGAACCCGTCCTGTACGGTTTCGGCGCGGCTCCTCAGTTACCTGACGGCACTCCCGTCTCGTATCAGCAGGGCGGCGTGCTGTTCCTCCAACGCTATGTGTATAACGTGTATGGCTTAGCCTTTGCGTTGACCAAAGTGTTGGTTGAGGATGGCGATCACATCCGCATCGGTCAGGTCTACGCTAAGCACTTAGCGCAGTCGCTGGTTGAGACAAAAGAACTGCTCGCAGCTAACGTATTGAACCGTGCGTTCAATAGCAGCTACACCGGCGGCGATAACGTCTCGCTCACTAACACTGCACACCC